TACTTTTGCCAAAGTAGTAGATGGCGCAGTCAGTAATGATTTGTGTAGCTAGGTCTTTAGCTGCTTCTGGATCACGGATCGTCATAAATACCAGGTTGCGAAGATCTTCTTCATCACCATATTGGTAGAGATCCATAACGTGGTACTCGGTGCGGTTGATAGTAACGGAGCCATGAGCTAATAATTCTTCCACGATCTCAGTGGTTGATTCGTCAGGAGTAACTTCTGGCGCATCCCAAACATTTGCATGAGTGCTAACTGCATCTGCGATTGGGCAATAGGTTGTATATGAGTTCATTGTGCTGCTCCGTTATTAATTAACTACAGCTATTTTAAGGTAACTTACTATTCAAGTCAAATGTTTTTGATAAGTATTGATTAGTGTCATGGCGAGGGTAAAATTTAAAGCAAAAAAAATCCCCATATAGGAGATCCGCTGACAATTATTTTGAGGTTACTTATAAAGGGGGCCCCTGAGATCTAGTCCAGTGACCTAGCGCACTGCACCTTGCGCCTCGTACAAAGTATGGCTGATAAACTTTAAAACGCGGTTGCAACTGATCCATATGATCGGTAAATAAAATATGCCAATTCCAGATTTCGGTTTCTGTCATCCAGTGTAATTTTTTACAGCGTAATTTATTTAAGTTGAAATAAGTATTCATGAGATTATTCGGCCACGAAAGAGCCGATGACTACTCCAATTATTATAATGTCATCATCCATTTCTGAGGTGGGGTATTGTGGATTGATCGGCTTCAAATACTTTTTGCCATCATCCTCATAATATTCTTTAAACGTAGCCTCTGTTGAGTCTAGCCGTCTAGAAATTACTCTTGATCCATTTTTTACCTCTATTGTCGGATCAACGAATATTACAATACCTTCTGGGTACGACCTTTTACCTGGGTAGGGAGATTCCATCTGGTCGCCTTTTACTCTTAATGCGAATGTTGACTTGGCACACTGGACAGGACAATAAATCCAATCCTCGGCCTCGCCATCTTTTTCCATAATTTCACCTTCTATATAAGTAGATAATTTATCCCATGATATTAATGGGACTCTTGCGTTAATGGTGACAAAACTAACGTCACCACCAAATGTTGCGCCAAATAGTAAATAATCGGGCGCACAGTCCAAGGCTCTCGCCAAAGCTGCCATATTTTTATTTTTAGGCTCGATCTCATCACGTTCCCAATAGGTCAAAGATGCTGAGCTAACGCCTATCAACGCTGCCACAGCAGTTTGGGTAAGTTTTAATTCTTTTCTTCTATTGTAAATGCGCTTTCCAACTGTATTCATGTTTCTCTCGAAAGTTATTAAGTAAAGTTAAATTACCTTCAGTAATCTTAAATGTATTTGATTCAAATGTTAGCCTGTGTAATAATCAGTTATCTTAAAAAGAGGTAGCTATGCTAAAAACCAACGTAAGGCAGCACTTCGGCAATGACACCAAGGTTGCCAAATTCTTGTCTATAAGCCCAGCCGCTGTCCATTACTGGGGTGAAGTGATCCCCAAGGGTCGGGCAACTGAGCTTCATTTATTAACTTCTGGTGAGCTGGAGTATGACGCTGCTCACTATCAAACAGACCAAGCTGCTCAGTCAGAGGCGGTGGCGTGATGGCCGAGAAGTTGACCAACTCGGTCACTAGCTCATTTGATGATGAACTGTATGCGTTTGCAAAAGCTGATGCGTCATTACTTGGTCTTGATGTTAGTTCGTACATTCGGGCCACCGTTGATGAAAAACGTAAAAAGAAATTCAGTGAATTAAGAGTATTCCACGACTTAATAAACCTCCAGCAATCCAATAAATAGATAAAATTTTTCCAATGCCAGGTGATGTATGCACTACTACAAAAAGAACATAGGCGATTACGCAAAGAAAGCAGGACGCCTTTCAATGCTACAGCACGGCTCGTACACGCTTTTAATTGATGCGTGTTATGACCGTGAAACCTTCCCAACACTTGAAGAAGCTATCGACTGGACGTGGGCATCGTCTAAAGAAGAGATTGAAGCTGTTGAGTTTGTATTGAGGAAGTTTTTCACCTTGGTTGATGGTGTGTATATCCAGTCTCGCATACAGGAAGAGTTAGATGACTATCACAGTAAGGCATTAAAGAATAAGCAGATTGCTATTGATAGAGAGGCTAACCGTGCAGCAAATAACACGAAGCGTGAAGAAAAAGACACGAACCGTGCACGAAGCGTTAACGGAGCGCCACCTAACCATAAACCAATAACCAAGAACCAAGAACCAATAACTAATACTAAAAGCATTGTCGAGGCTAAGCCTCAACGTGTCGATCATGTTCAACCAATCTTTGATTACTGGGTTGAAACGATGGGAAAGACCGCTGCGACAAAGCTGACTAAAAATCGAATAGCTTGTGTATCCGCTAGATTGAAAGACGGCTACACCGTAGACCAAATCAAACTAGCAATCACTGGTTGCGCCAGATCACCACACCACATGGGCCAGAACAACGAAGGGACGATTTACGATGATCTAACCCTAATCTGCCGAAACGGTGAAAACATTGAAAGATTTTCAGAAAATATAGCAAAGGTAATTCCTAATGCAACATATCAGCCAGCTAACAAGCCAGCCATTGACTCCGATGATACAAGCTGGGCAGACGAAATCATCAGCGCCAGTGAACAAGAATGCGGCAGCAGTGGTCAACAAGATTTTCAACGACTTGAAGGCGATCCACTCGGCATGGAAGCAGGCTCTTTCATCGGATTTGACGGAGGGAGACATTAAAAAACAGTTCCTTTTGGGATTTATAGAGTCTGGCGTATCTGACCTAACCGTTATCAATGCCGCCCTAGCTCGAAGCAGGGCATCTAACAATCCTTTCTTGCCAACCATAGGCCAGTTTATAAGATATTGCAGAGAGGCTATGAGCGAGCGCGTAGGAGCTTTAGATCCAACAGTTGCCTATGCGCATTTGGTTCGTTACTACTCCAAGCCACTAGAAGATCGAGAGCCATGTAGCTTAAACAAGGTTATTTACCACACGATCAGCCAGGTTGGCTTTGATAGTTATTACTTCAAAACGATGGATGGTAAGCGAGCAGAACAATACTTCAAAGATCAGTACGCCATGACCATCGATTACATTGTGTCAGGCGGTGAGCTAATAGCTCCAGTCGCGCCAAAAATGCGCATTGATTCAGGGCCGCTCGGCCAGCCAACGCAGCTAGAGCGAGAGTACGGAAATTCACAAGCATCAGCACTAAAAGGATTGTTCGGATGACTGAAGAGGTAGAAGCGGATCTAAAAATAGAGCTTAACGTGCTATGCCCAAATGATGAGTGTAAACAATACCGATTGGTAAACAACAAAAACTTTAAAGGACTAAACATGATTTCAGGCGAAAACAGCATCGTAACTAACGTACTAAAAAACGCAGTCTCTTCTTCAATCCTAGCTGGCAGTCGTAGGGTGTCAGAGAAGAATAGAAGATTAGCCGTTGATAACGAGATTGAGCTACTTGTACACCATCAGAAAGCAGGACACCAAACCGCAGAAGAGACAGCTAGAAGCATTAAAACTGTTACCGCGCTCAAGGCTGAGAAAAGACGCTGGAATATATTAAAGGGTTTTTATAGTTATGCCGAAACGGAGATTATGAAATGAAATCATATTTAAAGCCAGATGCGCTTGTAAGCCCATATAACGATGATTTAGTTAGGGAGTACCTAGCACAAGGGTTAACCATAGAAAAGTGCGCTAACGGTGCGTCAGGCGGCCTCAGTCATATAGTTAAGTCAATGATGAACCCAGCAGCTAGAAGAATAGCTTCAAGGAAGTTTAACCAGCGGAGAACAGCATGAACAGGGGAGATTTATTAAGCAAAGCGGCTGAGTTAATTGACGGTCAACGAGCGAAAGACTATGGAGATGCCGCAGAAAATTTTGGCAATATTGCACAAGGCTGGTCTGTGATCTTAGGTCAGGAAGTATTGCCCGAACAGGTGGCGTTTCTAATGACATGGTTAAAGATTTGCCGATTAACTAAATCGCCTGGTAATCACATTGATAGCTGGATTGATTCGGCAGGATACATTGCATTAGGCGCAGAAATTGCAACGGAGAAATCAGCATGAAAGCAACCAGCATAAAAGCATTTACATCTGTACAGGATGAAGCAGACAGGCAGCGTATTAAAATGAAAAAGTTTGTTGAGGAAAACGCTGGTCATACAAGCAATGAACTAGGTGAGCTTAGTGATGAATATGATCGCTACCAGTTCGCTAGGCGCTTATCTGAGTTACGAGATAGTGGATCGCTAATCAACCCTCATACGCGCCCTTGTGGTGTCTCAGGTAGGGAAGCAATGACATGGGCTGTCGCCTAATGAGTAAGCTACTAACTGTTGATGAATGTAAGGACGTTATTAAGCGTCATAAAAGCGGTCAGCCAACGTGGGCAATCTGTGGCGAGTTAGGCGTTAGTGCAGGACACATAAAGGCCATTAGGCACTGCAAGCTATACCACTATCCGCTAACTGATTACCTGTTTATTTTTGACAAACTTAACAAAGATAAGCCTATCGAAGAGTCACCTTGTTCTTGGGATATTCGACTAAGCATGAGGCTGGCACGACTACCGATGAGTGAGTGGGCGGCTGCTCTGTGACTGAAAAGGTAGTGTTTCAGGTAACTAATGCAAACGTGTCTGGGAAGATTAGCGAGATTAATTCACTAATCAACCGTGGGTTATTTAAAGGCCCAGTTGAGGTGATTCTCACTCGGCCTAAACGCACAAAAGAACAGAATGGCAAATTGCATCCAATGGTGAGGGATATTAAGACTCAGGTTAAGTGGATGGGTTTAATGACCGAGAAGGAATGGCGACAGTTCTTTTGTGGAATTATCCAAGGCCAGAAGCCAGTACCAACCCCAGAGGGCGGAATCATTATGATTGGTGGCTCGTCTAAGGATTTAAACAAAGAACAGATGGGCGACTGCATTGAGTATATGTATGCGTTTGGTTCTGAGCGAAATGTTGTATGGAGTGAGCCAGCGCTCCAACTGTATAGCGAGTACAGGCAAGACGCGTGATAGACGAAGAGGCAAGAGCCAAGGCCATGAAGATGCTGGCTAACGGTCATACATACGCAAACATTCAGCGAGTGACGGGCATCAAAAACGTCACGGCTAGGAGTTGGAATATGAAGCGGCTGGCTGGCATTACCTCACTAACCGCGTTGCGCATCACAGCTAAACACGATAGCGGTGCGCTCTATGAGATAGCCGAGATTGGCGATGGATGGGATACAGCAATGGGTCTTGATCTTCTTCGGTACAAATTTACAGATTTCCCTAAATACTTTATTGGTGATTATGAATGAAAAAGGCTGAACGTCTTTACTTGGGTGACGTAGCAAGTATGGGCTGTGTGGTATGTCGCAACACTGGATGGGGAGAAAGCCCTGCCGAGATTCACCATATTAGAAACGGGCAAGGAATGAGCCAGCGAGCGAGCACTTATGAGTGTATTCCGTTATGCCCAGCACATCACAGAACAGGCGGTTATGGCATTGCATTACACGCAGGTCAAGAAGCGTGGGAAGCGGCATGGGGTACTGAGCGCGAGCTATTAGGGCAGACGTTAAGTGATGTTAAAGCACATAGAGGGCAGATCATTGGGCGTTAGTAAAGCAGAAGAATCACTAGCACTACAAATACGAGCAGTGAAGCTACCAGAACCAGTACGGGAACATAAATTCCATGCAATACGGAAGTGGCGTTTCGACTTCGCATACCCTGCTCATATGTTGGCTATCGAAGTAGAAGGTGGCGTATGGTCGGGTGGTAGGCATACACGCGGCTCAGGCTTCACTAAGGACTGTGAGAAGTACAACACAGCACTGATGGATGGGTGGCGCGTATACCGTTGTACGCCCGATATGATCGCAAAGGGAATCGTAGTGAAAGACATAGAAACAATATTGGGGTTAGCAGGGGCAAACCATGACAGGTAGACCAATAGGTACAACCATCCCAATTGATTGGGAGCAAGTCGATAGTATGTGCGCGATTCAGTGTACAGGTGAAGAAATGGCAGGCGTGTTAAGCGTTGATTATGACACCTTAGCGAGTGCGTGTAAGCGTGAAAAGGGGATGCTTTTTTCGGAGTATATCGAACAAAAAAGGGCAGATGGTAAGCGCAGCCTACGAAGAGAGCAATACACCACTGCAATTGATGGCAGCGTGGCTATGCAGATATGGCTTGGAAAGAACTGGTTAGGCCAGACAGACAAGATTGAAGCAGCGGTCACTAGTCTCCCCCCACTAGAAGTCGGACTCTATGCGGCTGACTAAAGCCCAATCGAAAGTGTTTAGTGACGATACAAGATTTCGCGTAGTGGTAGCAGGCAGACGTTTTGGAAAGACTCACTTAGCTATTGTCGAGCTAGTCAGGCAGGCACTACTAGGTAATGGTCGACACTGTTGGTATGTGGCTCCAACGTACAAAGCCAGTAAGCAGATCGCATGGCTATTTCTCTGTGACTTTATACCGAGAGAGTACATCGAAAAGAAGAATGAGAGTGAGCTATCAATACGGCTTCTTAATGGGTCGATCATAGCCCTCAAGGGTGCTGATAATCCCGATAGCTTGCGTGGTGTTGGCTTGAATTTCATTGTGCTGGATGAGTTCGCAGATATGAAGATCACGGCATGGACTGAGGTATTACGTCCAACCCTATCTGACAAAGAGGGTAGCGCGTTATTCATTGGCTCACCCAAGGGGCGAAACCACTTCTATGACATATGGACTGATGGTGTTGATGGGCGTGAGGAATGGTCTAGCTTTCAGTACACAACGCTTGATGGTGGCAACGTCCCTGAGAAAGAGATTGAGTCGGCAAAGCGTGATTTAGATGAACGTACTTTCAACCAAGAGTATTTAGCCCAGTTCGTTAATTACTCAGGGATTATCTATTACAACTTTGAGCGTGAACAGTCAGTGAAGAAAGCAGAAGATAGCTCGCTAATGCCATTACACATCGGAGTCGATTTTAACATCAACCCAATGAGTGCTGTGGTGTTCACTCGCAACAAGAATGACCTTCACGCCATTGATGAAATAGTTATACATGGGTCAAATACTGACGAAATGGCTGATGAGATTCACCATCGTTATCCTAATCGACCCATCACTATCTACCCTGACCCAGCGGCACGACAGCGCAAGACAAGCGCAGGCGGCAAGACTGATCTATCCATACTAGAGAATGCAGGATTTACCGTAAAGGTTAGACCATCACACACGCCAGTAAGGGACAGGATAAACGCTGTAAACAGCCGACTAAAGACTAAAGCGGGAGAGCGACACTTGATCGTTGACCCTAAGTGTAAACACGTTATTAAAGGGCTTGAGAGACACACTTACAAAGAGGGTACTTCTCAGCCAGATAAGGATTCGGGGCTAGACCACGCTATGGACGCTCTTGGCTATTGTGTGGATTATTTATTTCCTGTGCGTAAAGACCGCGCAGAACGACAACCAACTAGGTGGACTTAATGAATATCAAAGAAACACACGCAGCGTATGATAAAAACGCCCCAAATTGGGAGTTTTACTTGCGCTCTTATCTAGGTGGTGATGATTACCGTGATGGGCAATACCTACTCAAGTATGTGCTTGAAGATAAGAAAGAGTATGCAAAGCGGCTGGATTTAACCCCCGTTGATAACCACTGCAAGAATGTGATTAGCATCTATTCTTCATTCCTATGGCGCATTGCTCCTACCCGCAATTTCGGTAGCTTGGTTGAAGATCAGGCGTTGAACCAGTTCGTTAATGATGCTGACAATGATGGTCGAAACCTCAACCAGTTTATGTCTGATGCTCAGATATGGTCAGGCATATACGGTCACGTTTGGTTGATGATGGATAAGCCTACAGTTATCGCTAATACACGCGCTGATGAGCTAGCCCAAGAGGTTAGGCCATACGTCACAATGATTACCCCTGAAAACGTACTCGATTGGAGATTTGACCGAGCAGCTAATGGACGCTACGAGCTAACACTTCTTAAAGTTCGTGAGAATGTTGAGGGAGATAAGACATTCATTCGGGTATGGACTAAAGACGATATTTCACTCTATGAGGTTGAGGGTGAAGAGGTGACACGCCTAGAGAGCATGGATAACCCGTTAGGGGTCGTTCCTGCTGTGTGTCTATACGGTAATCGCTCACCTATTCGTGGTATCGGGCACAGTGACATAACAGACGTTGCTTATATGCAGAGGGCTATCTACAACGAGCTATCTGAGATCGAGCAGTTAATCCGCATCTCTAACCATCCAAGCCTCGTTAAGTCGGTTGATACCGAAGCTGGCGCAGGCGCAGGCAGTGTGATCGAAGTCTCTGATACTGACTCAATCAAGCCGTATCTACTCCAGCCTAATGGCGGCAACCTAGACGCTATCCGAGCAAGCATCACGGACAAAGTTGAGGCCATTAACCGCATGACTCACATGGGCGCTGTAAGAGCTACAGACGCACAAACCAAGTCAGGCGTTGCACTTCAAACTGAGTTCCAACTGCTTAACGCCAAGCTATCTGAAAAGGCTGATTTGCTTGAGTTAGCTGAGGAACAGTTATGGAATCTCTTCGCCCAATGGCAAGGCGTTTCATCTGACATATCCATTGACTACCCCAACACCTTTGATCTTCGTGACTACGGCACAGAGCTTGAGTTCCTACAGAAAGCTAGGGCCAGCGGTGTAGCCAGTAAGACGTTTATGCAGGGTGTTGATAAATCCATTGCCGAGCTTGTGCTTAATGATGCGGACTTAGTGAGGGCTGTGGACGAAATAGAGCAAGGATCAGAGCAGTTAGGGCAGTTTGAAAAGGGTCAGATTTACAAGTACCACATTGATGGCGGTGTAGTGACTCAGAATGAGGCCCGTAATGATCTAGGACTTAACCCATTAGCAGGCGGTGATGTAGTAGCGAAGCCTCAAGCGGTGGTGGCTGAATGAGTAGAGTTGCCCATATTGATAACCTTGATCGATTAGCTATCTTGCATAGTCAGCTAATTGATGAGGCATTGGTTGAGCTAGAGCAGGCAGCGGCAGGGATTGTGTCTAGTCTCCCGGTGAGTAGCGGCAAACTGCATGACCTAGAGGCGGCTATAGCGGCTAGACAGCAATTGCAGAAAGCTATGGTTGATAACTTTATGACCAAGGCTCAAGTCGTTGTCGATAGTTACGATGAGGCTGTAGAGACTTTAGCAAGCCTGTATCAAACCGTTCTCACTACTGGGGTATTAGAGGCGACCCAAGCAGAGTCGATTCGCCAATTGAAGTTTATGGCGTTTCAGGGCTTTGAAGAGATCGCTAATGCCCACCTTGAGCTAATGGCGCGTGAGGTCTATCAGTCAACGCTAACAGGTCGAGCGGCTAATGAAACTGTTCAGGCTATACGACACGCGATCAATGGTGTCTATATTCAAAGCAATGATGAAGATGCCCAAGCACTGGTTGAATTTATCAGCAAGAATAAAGACGATGCTGCCAAAGCCGCACAAGTTGATAAGGCTATCAATCTACTCCATTCCACCTACTCACGCGACAGGCTAGGCAACAACCTTAGACGGTACTCAAGCAGCTATGCCCAAGACGCTCTAATGCAGTTTAGCGCCTCGGCTAATATGTCTATTGTGGCTGATCTAGGGATTGAGCGGTGGGAGTATTACGGTGATGTAATCAAGGACTCACGCGATTGGTGTATAGAGCATGAGGGGCGAATCATGACAACCCAAGAGATACGAGATGAGTGGGCTAGCCGAAGTTGGAAAGGTAAATCATCTGGCGACCCGTTTATCGTTAGGGGTGGCTATAACTGTCGTCATCATTTTGCAGCAGTGGTGGATTAACTATGAAAGACATTGACCTCGAAGATCCAGAAATTGCAGCGCGTTACAACGAGGCAATTGATAACTATTTCATTTTGTTTGGTGAGCATCCGCCAACGATTGAAGCGCCTATTCATTGGGATAGCCTTGAATGGCTAGAATTAGTCGAAGATTGCGTCTGTGAGGGCGTGTCTATGACATTAGATTTTCATCAACTAGGGGAAGACGTATGAACGAAGCAGCAGAAGTAATTGAAGAAGTGGTTGAATCAACCGAACCAGAAAAGACGTTAACTCAAACCGAGGTCGATAAGATTATCGCTGATCGTGTAGGACGTGAGAGGCGTAAGTTTGAAAAGAAATACGAAGGCGTTGACGTTGATCAGTTCACGAAGTGGCAAGAGCAACAAGCGCAATCAGAAGTCGATCAAGCCACCGCTAAGGGTGAGTTTGAGAAAGTAATCAAAATGCAGGCCGAGAAGAAAGACGCTGAAATCGCCATTTTGAATAAGCGGCTTACCAATAACGAGGTTGATGGGGCGATATTACGGGCGGCTGAGATAGGTCAAGCCGTAGCGCCAACCCAAGTTACTGAGCTTTTGAAGGGAAAAGTGCGATTAAGTAGCGAAGGAGTGGCAGAAGTATTGGATAACGATGGAACTACCCGATATGGTGATGATGGTTCTCCGTTGACAGTACATCAATTGGTTGGCGAGTTCCTTACTACAAACCCGCATTTTGTCAAAGCCTCACAAGGTGGAGCAGGCAGCGCGGGGAGTGTAGGTGGCAATACATCGAGGCTTAAATCGGTGGGTGATATGAATCCAGCAGAATACGCTGAACATCGTAGCAAGATTGGTCGCGGTCGTATGACAGGTGGCTATATCAAACCCAACTAAAAGCAAGGTGTATCTCCACGGTCACTTTGCATAAATTATTTGTAAGGTGACCAAAATGGCAGCATCAACTACTACTACATTAGACGACCTGTTCGCTAATATCATCCGTGAGGCAATTTTTGTTTCACAAGAAACTTCTTTAGTTCGTAACCTAGTAACTACTTATGACATTTCTGGCGAAGCTGGCAAAGTCGTTCAAGTTCCAGTTTACGGTGAGACTACCGCCTCGGCATTGACCGAAGGGTCGGATATGTCTAGCACTGCAATCTCAACCACTAGCAAGTCAATCACTGTATCTGAGTCAGGTGTTCAAGCCTTGCTAACCGATATGGCTGCGAAATCCGCTATGGGTGACGTTGCTGGTGATCTAGGCCGCATCCTTGGCGAATCTGTTGCTAAGAAGATGGACAAAGACCTAATCGCCTTGTTTGCTGGTTTCAGCGCAGGCCAAGGTACAGCCGCACAGGAAATTACTGTTGCTGACATCTTTAAAGCTGCTGCCGTATTACGCGCTAATAACGCTACAGGCACACCATCTGCTGTAATCCATCCGTACCAAGCGTACCAGTTGAAGTCTAATCTCACTAACTCTTTCGCTAACCCGAACGGTGGTGATATGCAGAATGAAGCTATGCGATCTGGCTACGTTGGCACGATTGCTGGCGTTAACATCTACGAGTCTGCCAACATTGTTGTTGACGGTTCTGGTGACGCTATCGGTGCTTTGTTCACTCCAGCCGCATTAGGTTTGGCTATCAAGTGGGACATCAACATCGAGCCACAACGTGACGCTTCAATGCGTGGTTGGGAGCTTAACGCTACTGCATGTTTCGGTGTAGGCGAGCTTGTTGACACTTACGGTCAGAGCCTAACCTTTGACGCTGCCCT